AATAGTCTGCGGCGTTTTGTTTTTAGGTTTGTTTTTGTCATATTAGGTTTAAATTAGAACGAATCCGTTTTTGTCAACTTTGTTTTGGGTGTGCAATAATTGCAGTTCTTTTATTGACTTCCCAAATGTTTTTTGAAAGTGTGGCATATCAATAAACTTCCAATCGCCACCCCATTCATAACCGTATCGTTTAAAAATATTGACAACTTCAATCCAATCCGCTTTGCCGTCCTTGTCAAAATCTGTTTTTGTGTCCCAACTTGCAGTTTCAAAAGTTCCGTTTTTATCCTTGTCAACCAATAAAACAATGTCAATTGCTAAACCGTAATTATGATACGATTGACCGCCCTTTGCATTTGTAACCTTTGCGCCCGGCTTTGTACGACCTTGCGCGTATAATGCGTCCTGTTCTGCAAATGTTCGTAAAGTATAAGCAAAACGACAGGCTGCATAACCTGACAATGAAGAAACAATTTCGTCGTAAATTTCCAAAGCTTCGTCCCTTAATTTAGGGTGAAGTAATTTAATTCGTTCAAGTGTTTTTTCGTCCTTCATTTTTAATCCTTTTTAAATATTTTTTCCGCCATTGTATATCCAAACGCCGCACCTGCCAAAGCGCCAACGGTGTAAACCAAAGCATCTGTTGGCGTATGAATCAATTTAGCACAAAGCGCAATCGTACATAAAAAACCACAAAGGCGTTTCATACTTAAACGGTCGCTATCTTCAGTAAAAAATTGTTTCATATTAAAACTTTAAATAATATCCTAAAGAATATCCGTTTGTTGTCGCGTTTGCCGTTATAACGCCTTTTTTTGGCGTCTTAATTGCTATGCCAACACCAACACCCAATTGTCTGTTATCCTGTCGCATATCCCCTAAAAAGCCAAAGTAAACCGCAGTTCTGTCTTTAGGTTGTATTGTCTTTGTAACATAAACTGTCTTTTCGCTTAATTTAGCACTAAATCCACGTCCTAAAATTTTGTTTTGGCTTATTGTGTCCTGAACATATACGACATTATTCGTATCAATGTTTATCGTATCTGAATACGCATAAATACGGCTATAATCGGATATTATTTTAACTGTATCGTGTACGTAATTCTGTACAGAATCGGTTTTAATAATGTAAGAATAAATTTTATTACCCTTTTTGTACTGCGTAAAAGTTTTCTGTTGGTAAAGTGTATCGTGTATTAACGTTACCAAACCTTTATTATAAACAGGTTTTGTAAATAAAAATAGAATAACCACAACCAATAAAATTGCAATTACTATATTTTTAGTCATTTTTTACCTTTTTAGTTGCGTTGTAATAATAACGAATCGCCATAATACCCGAAACAATAGCGACCAAACCCGCAATCATTGTAATAATTGGCTGAATCGTCGTAATACTTACAATTGCACCGATTGTGCTAACTAATACCCCAAAATCCGCTTGGTCGCTATGTTGTGCCATTCTAATCTTCTTTTTTAGATTCTTCTTTGTTCTGTTCGTCTTGAATTTTCTTAAACCATTGCAATAATGGAACACCGTATTTAGTTGGTAATTCCTGACAAAATTGGTTTAATTCATTTAATTGTTCTTCGTTTAGCGTAATCATAGTTTTTATTTTAAAATTATTAATATTAGTAAAATTAATACTTTTATCAATGCCGAAGCATATTCAGGCTTTATTTTTATAAGTTCCGCAACTTTGCGAATAAATAAGTCTGTTTGCGCAGTTTTACCAACATAAAATGCAGGTCTTTTTAGGACGATAACATTGCAAAGAATATCAAAGCCAAACCAAAATGCAGTCGCAAAAAATACCATTGAAAAGAAACCATAAAGCGACCATACTAAAACATAAACCGAAATATGGTTTATACCCTTCCAAATATGCCATTTTTTATTGTGTTCATATGCATTATGCGAATCTGTTGCATAAAGGTCACGTTCTAAAAATTGGTGCTTTTGATATAAAACCCAACTAATTAAGTGAACTAAAAATACTATGGTTAAAAATATTGTCATTATTTAACTTTTGCTTTTAATTCGTCTAATTCTTGTTTAAGTTCTTGTATTGCCTTTACTAAAATAGCTTCTGTTTTATTCCAACCTGTTATTGTTAAATATCCTTCTTCTGTTTCACCAACTGAATCAGGAAAAACTTCTTGCATTTCTTGCGCAATAAATCCTGTTTGGTGACCACTTCCATTAACATAATCAAATTCAACAGGTCTTAATGCTAAAATATTTGATAATTGTGAAGGAATATCAATTATGTTTTCTTTTAATCTTATATCTGACCACGAACCAAATGCAGCTTGTGCAGCGCCATTTGCATTAATTTGACCTGAAGCAACACCCGCATTTGCAATTACAAATTTTACAAATATTTGTGATGTTGTATTAACATTATCAAATTTACTAATAAATAAAGCACCTGTACCTTGGTCACCTGCCCAAGCACTTATAATTTCCATTGTTGGGTCACCCGTTGTTTGTCTAACTGATAATCTTGCAGGATATACAGAACTTGTATGTCCACCAACTAAAGTTTGTCCTGTGGTTGCAATTGTAAAATAATCTGCAACACCTGAAACACCAATTCTATAACTATTGTCAGGCCAAGCACCACTTTGCCAAGTATTAGTACCGCCACCTTTTGATTGATATAAAGCATAACTTCCTGCATTTGTACTTTGTAATAACATTTGTGCCTGATTAGCACTTGTAACAAATTTTGCTATTGTAAAAGCATTTGTTGAAGTTTCTAATTTATATGTTGGAGTAAGTGTGCCAATTCCAACATTATTTGAAGCATTAAAATAAATTGCTGCCCCTGAAGGATTGTAAATGCCAAAATCACCTGCAACAGTTTGGTCATGTAATAAAGACCACGTTGTTGAACCTGCCCCACCTGTTGAAGGTGTTGTAAAACTATTTGCAGTTGCAGAACTTGAAAAAGTTGCATTTGTACCACTTAAACCACCAAAGAAAGTTATATTAGCACTACCACCCGCACCAAAATCAGCCACCTGTGTACCACTATTTGCATTGATGCTTAATCCTGCACTTGTCGCAGCTTTTACTTGCGGCGTAATTAAAATACCACTAAAAGTTGCATTACCTGTTGAACGTGTAATTGTCAAAGGCGTATCAATTAAAGAACCCGCGTCTGAATAACGTCTAATAAAGAAATCCGCACCTACATTTGAGCCTGATTCTGTACCTGAAACTTCAATGTTAAATCTGTTACTATTATCTGAACGGAATGATACACTTTTTGCAACAGAAACATTTGCGTCTAAATTTGCAATTAAAGCTGAAGCACCGCCGTCAATATGAAATTTTGTTGTTGGGTTTGCAATACCAATACCAAATTCGCCTGTTTGAAGAACTGAAACTAATTCGCTTGTATTTGCTTCGCTATAAATCCTAAATCTATGGTCTGACTGAACATTGCCAATTGACCATTTATTTGAACCTGCACTTGCAAAACCTAAAAATGCGTTGTTTGTTGAAGTTCCGTTTAAACGTCCGATAATACCTGAACCAAAAACGTCAATTGCAGTTGTTGGCGCATTCGTACCAATACCCAATCTGTTATTTGTATCGTCCCAAAAGAAGTTTGCGTTGTCTTGTAATAAAGCACCTGAAGCACCTATAAAACCAACTGAACCTGTTGTTAATGCAGTCGTAATTGTAAGGGTTGCAACTGAACCAACCAAAGCAATCGTTCCGTCAAATCCATTTGCGTCGTTAAATACCAATGAATTGATAATGTTTGGCGATAATTCAACGTAAGCATTTGTTCCTGTATTCCAACGGTATAAAACGTTTGTATCTAAAGCAATGTAAATAGTGTCAGCCGTACCAACCAAAGGAAATGAAGCAAGGTTTGGATATTCTTCAACTGTACCCGTAAATAAAGACGCCATTTGTGAAAGCGTAATTTTTCGGCTTATACCTGTTGTAGGGTCACCAATAATTGTCAAATCTGATAATACCGGCGCAAGTTCTGTCGCTAATTGATTAATTTTCTTTGATTCCATTAATAAGTATAATTTGAAGGTACTTCACACCTGTTGTTAATAAATGGCACGGTTAAAATTGCGTCTAATTTTACACCCGCTAATAAATCCGGGTCGCTTTCTGTATAAAATGTCACAGGTAAATTTTGGTTCAATGTCCACGTCACAATTGAATAATCTGTTGGAAAACGCAACTGTGCAACAATGTCACCGGCAACCTGTGTCATATCTGATAAAACTTCTGTTTCGTTTGTTTCTTCCATTAACATTCTGTCCATAAAATAAAGACTGAAGGAATAACTAATTTCCTTTGCAGCAACATTCGCACCGGTTAAGGTCATAAACATTGCAGGATAAGTTACTTCGCCGTTACTTAAACGTTCCCAAACATCACCGAAATAAACAAAATTAATTTGTTCGTGGGAGTTTCCTATCGTTGTCAGTTCTTTGACTATTTGGTTTAATGTCATTCTTTTTTTCTTTTGCCAAATAAACTTTAAGCTTATTTTGGTTTTTAATGTTTACTTGTTTACTCATATTTTAGCAACAACCGATATTTCCCTGATAACGTTCTTCAAAGGTCTTTTTACTTTGTCCGTCCCAACCGTCACCGCAACAACCATTGTCACCCAACCACATTGAAACCGTGTAACCTTCATTGTCAGGTTTGATTGAATCAATGCCTGAACCAAAGTTTAAATAATTAGGGTATAAAGCGTTGTTTTGCTTTAGATATTTAATTAACCTTTGTTTGTAAAATTCTGCACGTGCTTGATACCTGTTGGCAATGTCAATCATATCCTGCATTGAAGGGGATTCCTGATTTTCGCCTGTTTTTCTAATTAAACCCTTATTGTAAAATTGATATGATAAACCTTGCGGCAATTCAGCCATTACAAAATAAATTAAACAATCCACAATGTAATCGTCCAATAAAGTTGTCTGCAATGCAGTAAAAGAATTCGCTTCAACCGCGTTTTGTAATTCTGCATAAAGCGCTGAACCTAAAGCCGGTAAAATATACATATCCTGTGCGGTCTTAATTTCAGGTAAAACCAATTTTTCGTCCACGTTCGCGTGTAAGCCGGTTCTGTCCTTTATTGACTGTACTGATATAAATAATGTGTTTTTGCTCATTTTATTTTCGTGTTACTATGTTTGAAACCCATTGGTGGCGACAACTTGGTTCGTGTTTGTCTGTTCCCGGTACTGTGTACCAACCGCCCTTCCTATCCCAAACCGAATATCCTAAACGTGCGCTTATTTGCTCAATTTCAGAACGTGAATACATTTTACCCGCGTCCAATAAAGCAACACAAAACGGGCGGCTTGTCTTTTTGTCTGTATTATTAAATCCTTGCTTCCATTCGTAAGAATAACGAATTAATAATTCCTTTGTTGTCGGCTGAACTTTCACCAATATTTCGTTTAATGGCTGCGTAAGCGTATGTTCAATAATTACGTTTCCGTCAATTCCTTCGCCAATTGCATATTCATTAACCTGAACGTAACCATTTTCAACCAAAGTTTTAATTACTTGATTGATTGTATCAACATTTTGGTCAAGTGTTTCAGCTAATACTTCAGGCGTTATTCTTTTGTCCTTTGCCATTAAATCCAATACGTTTGCCTGTAATTGGCTAACTTCTGCAAACATTTGATATTCAGAATCGTCGTTAAAGCGTGTTTTTTGCTTCCAAACATTGAATCCGTGCTTCGCTTCGCCAAATTCATAAAATGCGCTGAAATCGTCTGCAAATTGCGCTGACTGCACAACCGGAACTGTGTCTTCAGGTGCTTGATATTTAGTCATATCAATACCCGCCTTTTCAAGTAACCATTCTTTTGGTGCAATATCCTTCAATAAATTTTCTGTAAATTCAAACCCAATTGGTTCAGTCGGAATAATGCTTAATTCAGGGTTTTGTACGCCTCTAAATTTAGCCAACATATTAAATACACTTTCAAGGTGCATTTGCTTACTGTTTACGTAAGTATTTTTAAATATTTCGTAACCGTCGCGCATTTCAGAACGTGAACCTAATTTACCCGCTTCAGCAATACCAAAGATTGACGGTGTTGTAATTTGGTGACCGCAAAATATATTCGTTTGAATCAATGAATCCACACGGTTAAAGTCTTCTTTTGTAATATCTGAAGCACCTAAATCGTCAATAATTGGTTTTCGTGCGCTATCGTTAACGAATGCCAAAATGAATTTTTTACCGTCTGACCCGCTAAATCTATTTGTAAAACGCTTTTCAATATTGCGCTTTTCTTCGTCTGAAGGTTCACCGTTAGGCAAAGTAATTAATTTACTTGCGCTGAATCCTGTCTGTGCGTTACCTAATACGTGTTTAGATATTTCAATGTCTGATTCAATGTAATTTAATGCGCCAAAGTAACCCGGTAAACTATAAATACCCATATTTGGGCGATATTCCTTTACATAAAGTATTTGTTTGCCAACAGGGTTTGCAGGGTTAAACGCAGCGTAAACGGTTTGTTTTTCGTTTCTGTCACCCCAATTTTCCTTGTACCAAAATTGCGTATTATCTTTATTTGTACGAATCTTTGTATAATCACAATGCCAAATTTCAGCCAATTGTTTAGTTACTGACCAAATAATTTCTAAATAATACCCGCCAAATAATTCTGTGTCCAAACTTACCTTCCTTGTTAGTTCGTCCAAAGATTCCATTCTGTTAACCTTTTCAATAAAAGTTTCAGCTTCAGGACTTCCCTTCCAACCATTCGCGGAAATATAATGCACCTTGCTTTTGACAATGGCGTTATGTTTAGCCGACTTATTAAATAGGTCAACCAAATAATTAGGGTAATCATTGCGGTCGCCATACTGAATATAACCTTCACCCTTCTTTTCTTTGAATTCAGGCTGACGTGCTTCTGCAAATGTTAATACTCGTAAATCCATTATTGTCTTATTTTATAAGTGTCTGTTGTTTGGTATTCCGTAAATTCAAAAGGCGTTCCAACCAATTCCATTATCCCTGATTCAACCATATTTAAGCCGGTCGGGTTGGTGTTGCTTGTACTTGTTTGCTCGTAAATTTGATAATCATATTGACCGTTTAACGCAGTTGCAAAGTTGGTATTTGTCACAATACTAAATTCATTGTAACGGTCTTTGTATTGGCTTATATCCGTAGCGTTTAACAAAACAAACTTAATTTCCGTGTTTGCGCTTCTATTCGTGAAAACAAACAAATAATTTGGGTTCGTTAATAACTGTTTTTCAGTTAGTGTTAAAATTATGCTTTGGGTTGCGCCCTTCGTTAACCTAATCATATACGTATATATAGCAGGAAATGCAATTTGTTGCATATAGGGGACAAATAGTACCAATTTGTGCGTTTTATAACACATTATGGTATCAAAAAATGTATTAAATTATAATTTTGATAAAACAACAGTTTATAATTTCCGTAATTGTCGCAGTATTACTACCTACTTTGTCACGTATTTATATAAAATTGTGACATAATTTGCATTAATTTTCAGAAAATTTCATGCAACTTTTGTAAAGTTATACCCTTACTTTATGTCAATTTTAGTCAAGTTTTATCTTTACTTTATAACATAAAAAAACCGCCGAACGAATTAACGAACGGCGGCAAACCTATAAACCTATGAAAAACAAAGTTGTTAAGAACCCGGTGTTTCTAAAGCTAATGCAACAACTGAAGTTACACTTGGCGCTAAAGCAGGTTCTGAACCTGTGAAAGTTAAAGTGAAACCACTTCTGTCACCTTGCGCAGTACCGGTTGAAGCTGCATTTGCAGTCATATCAATACCACGTGTTTTTCCTAAATACCAATAAAGTCCATTGCTATCTTTTGCAACTGCAACCAAAGAATTCTGTGCTAACAACAACAATTCGTTGCGTGTGTTAGTCTGTAATTTGTTAAGGATAATCTGTAATTCCTGTGCATAGAATATAGTTCCGTTTGCAACGGATGCATTCATTGTTTGGTTGAACATTGACGTATCTTTTACCAAAGCATATTTCCAAAAACGTTTTCCCGCAGCTTTAGTTAAAGCGGTAATTACACCACTTGCTTCAGTTGTTGAAGTTACGTTTGCAGCTTCAGTAAAATATACCTCAACAATCCCGCCTAAACTATCGCGACAGTCTAAAGTGTAACCCTGTGTTAGTGCGCACGGCATATTTTTAAATTTTTAAATTTTACAAAATTGG